TATTCCCAACAGTCGGTGGCGCGGCCACTGACGTATTGACCACCAGCCTCAGCTTCGTTGTTGAGGATGGAACAGTCGCACGAGCCTAACTAGCAGAACAGGGCAACCATTATGCAATACGAAGTAACAACACAACAGGGCAATAAGTACATAGTGAGCGATGACAGTGCATGGTTGTGGGTCGAGATTGAACGTGAACTCGGCTACACAATGCATCAAGCAGCTGAAAAGATGAGTCAGGGAAGTCTTGATGTCATCACTTGCATGTTGTACAAGGCCGCTAAGTCAGCAGGTCAAACGAAGTTACCAAGCCAGCAAGCATGGGTGATAAATGAGTTTGATACTTTCGAGGTGGTTGAGGAAAGCCCAAAAGAGAGTTAAGGGACACGCTGGTGCGGATAGCAGTATCTACCGGCATCCCAATGAATGATCTGATGGACTGGTCGCTCGGAGACATTAACACAGCAATAACGCTGATACGAGAGAGGAATGGTCATGGCTGAAACAAGAGAAACAATTAAAATCCAGCCTGACATGCGCGACTTACGCGACACTCTAAAAGCCTTAAACAGAATGGACAAGGAAGCCAATCTTGAACTTAAGGATGATGTACAGAGCATTACTATGTGGATGGCTCAAATTATTCAACAGGCTGGCTTTGCTCATCGCGTGTACCCAAAACAAGCTGCAATTGTTGCTCGCACAGTACGTGGTAATCGTGACCGTATTCCAAGCGTTACTATCGGCGGATCTAAGGGCCGAGCAAGTGGAGGCGCTAATGCTGGTCAATTATTATTTGGTAATGAGTTCGGCGGCGATCGCAACGCTTACGGCAACCTAAATGCATTTCCAAATGGCGGTTTTAGATTCCCACCACGCACAGATCGAGAGGGTCGAGGCAACGTGGGTTACTGGATCTTTCCAACACTTAAAGACAATCAAACTGAACTTACCGATAAATGGAAAGCAGCAGTTCAAAGAGTATTTGATAAATGGGGGAGTCCTAACTAATGGCAAACATTAGAACAATGAAACTCAACTTGCTAGCTGATGTTAGCCAGTTTGGAAAAGGCCTTGGCAAAGCTGAAAAACAAACAGAAACATTTAGTGGCAAAGTTGGCCGATACTCAAAAGCAATGGCAAAGTCCTTTGCCCTTGCTGGTGCAGCCGCTGGCGCTTATGCAATCAAACTTGGTGTAGATGGTGTGAAGTCTGCCATTGAGGATGAACTAAGCCAAAAGAAACTGGCTCAAGCCTTAAAAAATACAACCAAGGCAACAGATGCACAGATTGCCAGCACAGAGGATTACATTGGCAAACAGCAACTGCAATTTGGTATTGCTGATACAAAGTTGCGCCCGGCACTTGCTAACTTAGCCCGAGCAACTGGAGATCTAACCAAGGCTCAAAAACTTAACAATCTTGCAATAGACATTAGCGCTGCAACTGGCAAAGATTTAGAAACAGTAAGCATGGCACTTGCTAAGGCTTATGGCGGCAATGTTGGCGCACTTAAGAAACTTGGTGTGCCACTTGATGAAAACATTATTAAAACTAAAGATTTTGAAGCCGCTACAGATCAGTTGCAAAAATTGTTTGGTGGATCGGCAGCTGCAAATACAAAGACATTGCAAGGCCAACTGGCTATCTTGCGCGAAACCTTTGGTGAATTGCAAGAGGGCGTTGGTGTAAAGGTATTACCTGTTCTTAAGCGATTAGCCGAACAAACAATTATGGTTGCAAAAGCCTTTAGTGGTAAAGATCCAGATGGATTAAGCGCTAGAGCTAGAGAACTTAAAGGTGACATGGGCGATGGCGGCGAGGGATCATTGGGTCGAAGCTTAAAAAGTGTGGCCGATAGTTTTGTTTTGTTGTTTAAGGCAGTAACAGATGATGGCGATGAAGCAACTAGCACTATGGAGGATATTGCAAAAGCCCTGCGATCTGTAGCAAATGGCATCAATGCTGTAGCCACAGCATACTCAAATGCCAAAAAACTGGGCGGTCGTATTCTTGGATGGCTTGATGTTAGCGATGCGCCAAAGTTTGCTGACACAGATCTAGGGCGATACCTTGGCTACACCGCTAGAGCTGCTGGCGGTCCAGTTTCGCCCGGTCAGGCTTACCGGGTAGGCGAGTTTGGGCCAGAGATGTTTGTACCAAGTGGGTCAGGATCAATCAGGCCAGCAGGTGGCGGCGGCAGCACAATTATCAACTTAAACGGCATTGTGGATGCAGAGAGCGCTCGCAGAAGCATTGAGCGACTATTGCAGAACTCATCCAAGCGCACTGGCGCAATCAACTTGGCTGGCTCGTCACTGTGACAACTTATGACCCATACCCAACAGTTACTTTTGCAGGGGTAAATACATACGCTGATAACACAATTAGCAGCATCACAATTAACATGGGGCGCAATGATGTTACCGAGCAACCACAACCGGGCTATGCCAACATTCAGCTGTGGACTGATGCTAGTGATCCATTGGCAGTGGAATTAAGCCAGTCAGTATCAGTAAGCATTGACAAGGGCACATCAGGCACACAGGAAATCTTTTTTGGTGTCATTAGTGACATTGAAATAAGCATTGAACAATACGGCACTGATGGCTCTGTAGCCATTTATTCCATAACAGCCATTGGACCACTGGCTCAACTTAACCGCCGCTTAGTAGGGGCATCGGGCTTTGCTAAAGAGTTTGATGGCACACGTATTCTTAACATTCTTAGTGAAGCATTTCTAACAGAATGGGATGATGTATCACCAACATTAACTTGGGCTAATGTGCCTAATGGTGTTACATGGGCCAGTTATGATGCAGTCGGTCAAGCCTTGGTAGATAACTTAGTTACCAACATTGATACACCCGGACAGTATGAACTTATGGCCTATAGCGATGGCGAAACTGATGCCTACTCATTAGCCGTAGAAGCTGCTAACTCTGGCCGAGGCTTATTGTGGGAGGGCGGCGATGGTGACATTCACTATGACGATTATCAAGCCCGAGCCAATGCAACTGCCCTTGAATTGACTGCCGATGATTTATTGGCACAAGGCCTTAAGAGCGCCGCTCAATGGGGCGAAATTGTAAATGATGCCATTGTGACTTATCGAGCAGGTGAGGAAAATGCCAGAGATGAACAAAGCATAATTCTCTATGGCCAACTAACTGGCACACGCTCAACCACACTGCACAATTCTGCAGATGCCTTAAACCAAGCAGCCGACTTTGTAGCCCAGCGTGGGTATTCAAGAACTTATCCAGAGACTTTAACAATTCCACTACATTCACCGACTGTAAGCGATGCAACCCGAGATGCCCTATGTGCCGTCTATACCGGGCTACGGATCAACACAAGCGCTTTGCCAGCAGTCTTTGAGTACAACTTTGATGGCTTTGTTGAGGGCTATACATGGAGTCTGACCAGATACACAGCTGATCTGGCTCTGACTTGCTCGGCGTACTCCGAGACATATTCATCAATTATCTGGTATCAAGTCCCACCAACACAGGACTGGGCAACGTATAATGCAAGTATCCAATGGGAGGATTTATAAATGGCTGGCGTAACAACAAACAACTCGTGGGATTTTCCCACCAGCACTGATTATGTTAAAGACGGTGCAAGCGCAATTCAGACACTAGCAACTGAAATTGATACAAGTACAGGCAAAGGCCTTGTTGCTTGGCAGTCTTACACACCAACAATCGGTGGCGCTGGTTGGGCATTAGGTAATGCTTCAGTCACAGGCCTTTATTGCCAGATAGGCAAAACAGTTCATTTTGCAATACGTGTTGTATTTGGTTCTACAAGTACCTATGGTGCTGGCCGACCAACTTTATCTTTACCAGTTACCGCGACTTCTGCAGCTGGTAACTTTGATTTCATTACTAACGTGGCTTATTTTGATGCCAGCGCTACAGTAAGAAACCAAGGAACTGCTGATTTTAGTACCACAAACGTAGATTTATTTGTTTGGGGTTCTGCAGGTACTTATGTAAATGCTCTAGGTGTAACCAGCGCAGTTCCTTTCACATGGGCAGCTAGTGACGTTATTTACGTGTCAGGAACTTACGAGGCTGCATAATGCCTTTACCAATTAAGAATGGCAAGATTACAACAGCGTTTGGCAAGTTAGGCAAACACTGGTCAACAGGCAAGCACACTGGCGTTGACTTTGCTGTACCTATCGGCACACCTGTACGGGCAGTAGCTGACGGCACAATAGCCAGAGCCAACTGGGGCAAGGCTTACGGCAAGCAAGTAATCCAAAAGGTCGAGCAAGGCTATGTCATTTATGCACATCTAAACGCTGTACGGGTTAAGCCCGGTCAGTTTGTAAAGGCTGGCCAAATCGTTGGCGAGTCTGGAAACACAGGCAATTCCACAGGCCCACACTTACACCTAGAACTCCGGGATAAGATCCGCTGGACTGGTGGCAAGGCTATTGATCCAAAAGAATTGCTAAAGGGCTAAAGATGAACTTTATGAGGTGGTTTGCCGATAGCCCTTTAGCATCCTTTATAAGGGTCTTTGGGGCTGGTGTACTTGGTTGGGTACTTATTAACGCTGACACGCTTAAAATCCATCCAGCGCTCGTTATCGGCCTTGTATCGGCATTACCAATCATCATTAACTGGCTAAATCCTGAATACAAAAACTATGGAAAAGGGCATCAAGAATGAGTCAATACATTAGTCGCAAGTCAGATGCATCTAGCCGCATCCCTACTCAATCCCTACAGGGTGAGATCTGGACAACCCTAGAAGTAGATGGACTGTTTAGTGTCATCCCAAATGCAGACTCAAGCACTGGCGCATTGTTTGCCACATACCTAAACATCAAGACACCTAAAATCGGTGGGGCATCAGAACTTACAATCAAGTGGGTACGCGATCCTAAAGGCATTAACGATGCAACTGGCTACCAGACATTCAGCTTGAAAAAGGGTGGGACAACATACGTGAAAGATGTATGGCTATTCCAATCAAAGAAAGGCCAGCCAGTAGCACTGCAAATGAAAGCCAATGGCAAGGCCACTGTAACTACACGTGAGATCAAGTTGGCTATCTCATGACACAAATACTTGTTGCCGGGCAGTTAGCAGCTGCCCTTATTGCTATCTTGAGCCTTGGCGGAATCCTAGTTAAATGGGGCATCGTCAAGCCCATAAAGGCCTACATTGACACCATGACTTATGCCATTCAGCCTTATGCCAATGGCGGAAAATCCTTACCAGACTTGATAGAAAAGGTAGATGCCCTACATCTAGTGGTACAAAACCACATAGACACAAGGCATGACACGCCTATTTCTACAAAGTGCTTGTGCGATTCTGATGCTCGTGCTTAAATGATTCCTGTGAGCGCCAAGGCTCACATTTAAGAATAGGAATCAGGGCATGATTAAGACAATCAAAATCAATGACTCAAAATACATGGTTACAGATAGCCAAGTATTCTTTGGACAAAATCATTTAGGCACTTGGGATGTTTACGATGCATCTAAAGAGCTTTGGATTGCATCCGATCTAGACACATACAACTGGGCCGAGGGCACAGCCTTTGAGTACGTAATGCAGGTGTCAGCATAATGACATTCATCGCATTAGTTTTATTTTTTATAGTTGGCTACGTTATCGGCATGATGGTTGAAAGCGAACACAACAAACAGAAGCAAATCAAATGGGCAAAGCGCCGCCACCCAGCGATGCCAAACATTGAGCGAGAGATGGCACAAGACGGGTGGAAAATCTAATGGCCTTTGACATCAGCAACTACGTGACAGTGGCAGAGCGCGTGGCTATGTTTTACGAAAAGTACCCAGAGGGGTCAATCCAGTTCGAGTTCATGGGTGTCATGGATGGCGATCCACTAAAGATGTGGGGCGTTGCCAGAGCATACAGAACTGCTGACGATCCACTGCCGGGCATCGGTACAGCATCCGAGTTGATTGTGGGCAAGAGTCCCTACACCAACGGATCAGAGCTGCAGAACTTAGAGACAGCCTGTTGGGGTCGCGCATGTGCCAGCCTTAACATTGGCACATCTAAGGGCCTAAGTTCTAAAGAGGAGATCATAGGTAGCCGAGAGCGCCAAGCGCCCGGTCCAGCTAAGCCAAAGCCAGCAGAGGTGGTGCAAGAGCCACCCAGCGTATCCATGGAGACCTCGGAACTTCAGCCGCCACCCTTGGATCCGTGGGACGTAGATTATGTAGAGCCAGCGCCAGAAGTGCCTAACTGCTTACATGGCCCTATGAATCGCCGTAGTGGCATCTCTAAAAAGACTGGCAAGCCTTACGCTGGCTACTTCTGTGACAATGAGCCACAGTGCGATGCAAAGTTTGATCGCTCATGAAGCCAAGACTAAATAAACCTCAAAACATTCTTGAGGAAGCTTTGGATTTAGCAACTTGTGATCTTATGGACATTCATAAAGAAGTACACAACAAGTGGTGTGAAAATTGCGGCATTAAAAACAAGTGTGATGTGTGCGTTATTACATCCACATGTGAATGTTGCTTAGTTACTTGGCCATGCGCTACCTCGGTTATCTTTGAGGGTGTATTTAATGTTTACAGAGTTTTAACTACGGATGATTTCTCATGACATCTGATCACAGCAAGCATTGTCACTGCGTATGTACTGACTTAGCAGACCTACAAGAAGCCATAGAGACTGCCCGGGCTATTCACTTACAGCCAGAGCCAAGGGCTAACTGCATAATGTGCGGCACAACTAATGGCTCATGTGATAACTGTAAATGGATCAAGAACTGCATTGTGTGTAATGAGGTATGGCCTTGTGACACATTTATAGCTTTGGACTACAAGGATGAGTAGGTGGCACTTGGAGTTTCATACGACCCTTATGACTTTGCTAAGACTTACAAGGAATCTAAGAAGCATGGACTGTGAGCATTGTGCAGACCTACTTACACAGGCTTATAAATGCATGGCAAGTGAAACACAAACCATCCGAGAGAGGGCAAATGATGATGGACAATAAAGATGCAATGTACATTTCAATACTCAAGAAGCTTTACGGGGCGTATGAAGCGCTGCCTTACTTTGCAGAGAGTTGTGAGATCTGCAGTGAAACATTACATCCAGAGGACATTGGTGTAGATCCATACACAAACACTCGTACATGGATGACTAAATGCTGTGGTGAGATTCAGACTTACCAGCAAAAATTAGAGCCGCAAATATAGAAACTAGCCAGTAGTTGGAGTGGTTCTTGATCCCTCGTCCGGACTACTGGCTAGTGCCCCCATTTTAATCACAAGACCGACAAAATGTCTAGGCAAGACTCAAACTGCTGGCTGCCTTATCAGCTGCTAAACCGCCGTTAGATGGCGTACTCCAGCATGCTTGATATACATGCAAATAGCAGAAATGCGAGCCTGAATACTGGTATTAAAAACGAACTGCCTTAATACATAACAAAACGGTAACAGGCAAATGGCGCAGTTGGATTAGTTGTAGTGACTAATTCCCTTTACAAGCGAAACTTATACAGTGACGGGTGTGGATGGCTCGCTAAGAGCCATTCCTGCTCACTTGCCAGTTCTGGGTGTGGATTCCTTCTAAACTTGATACATGACATCTAGACAAGATAAATGGGTACAAATCAGACAAGCTGAATTACTCAAGTATGTGAATGGAGTAGAGATGTTAAGTAAAGATCACACACAATTACAACAAGATTTTAATGATGCAAAACAAATTGCCGGGATGATTGACAAGACTTGGAAAGAAAGACTTGATCAATTAATGGACGTAATTATAGACATGCATCCATCAGTAAATGCTCATTACCGTAATGGCCTAATGGCTGCCTACAACATAATGCAAGGGATTGAGGAGTAATCATGCTTGACGTTAATTCCCCAAAGGGTCAAGAATCACTAGAGCACGAACTAAGAGCCGTAGAACTGTGGAATCACGTGTACACAGACTTTACCTACGTACACACACCTAAGAATGGCGCTGCCCTTGTGGACGCTGTGATCGCTGACAATGACACCAACGTGGTGGCAGTAGTTGAGCAGAAGTCACGCAACATGAGCTTTGAGCAGCTGCAGAACTGGGACATGGAATGGCTTATAACCTTTGACAAGATTGAAGCCGGGCGCTGGACTGCACAGGCTTTGGGTGTGCCATTTATAGGCTTTCTGTATTTAGTCCCAGATGACTTACTACTTACCAAACAACTATCTAACGCTAAGGGCGAATGGACATGTGACTTTCGTACATTAGTTACAGAGACACAAGAGACTATCAATGGTGGCAAAATTGAAAGACTAAATGCCTATGTAAACATGAGCGATGCAAAGCACATAAGGCAGAACTAATGACAATACTTGCTGGCCTATCACACAAAGGCAAGGTGTACATGGCAGCTGACAGGGCAATGTCAGATAGTAACTTCATTAGTCCATTAGCCAAGCCCAAGATCCGTAAGGTAGGGCCGTATCTAATTGGCTACAGTGGGTCATTGGGTACAGGCCAACTAACAACCTATGCAACATACCCAGAGATCAACACTAATAACTTAGAAGCTTGGATGCGTATGTCATTCTGTGGCGCATTACAAAGGGCAGCAGATGAGTTCAAGATAGACATAAACAATGATGACAATGGCGCTGATCTATTGGTAGGTGTAAAGGGCAGACTGTTTGAGATCTCAACAGTGGATTGGTCAGTTGGTGAGTACGAGATGATCGCTACTGGCTCGGGCTATCCATTCGCTATGGGATCACTGTATGCAACACGATACACAGATGATCCAGTATGGCGAGTAATGGAAGCAGTCAAGGCAGCGATCAAATACAGCCCGTCATGTGTTGGCCCGGTGGATGTGTTAAAGGCTTGAGTAAGGCACACGCTAGAGGTACAGATACCCAGTGGCGCAAGCTGAGAGAGGCATGCTTCCGGGTATGGGGTAAGACCTGCATGTATTGCGGTGATCGAGCAACAGAAGTAGATCACATCATTGAGGTAGCCCGAGGTGGCACCAACACCATTGATAACCTGCAACCTTTATGCAAGCCCTGTCACTTAGCCAAGACTGTTGCGTTTAATACAGTGCGTGATAGAGGCTCACAGAGCAACGTAGGCGTTTTTTCTAAGCGTTTACCACCCACAGACTCCCTTGCAGGAATCTCTCCCCGAATGGCTAGATT